CGTTGATGAATTCCAAAACTTGAATTTTCATGAACTCGATAGTATAATTACAAGAGTTGGTGAGAATACTCGGATTGCATTCTGTGGTGATGCAACACAAACTGATCTAACAAAAACAAATGAGAGAAATGGAATCGTAGATTTCATGTCTATTCTCAGAGCAATGCCTTCATTCGATATTATTGAATTTGGTCTTGAAGATATTGTTAGATCTGGACTTTGTAAAGAGTACTTAGTAGCTAAAAACGAACTCAGACTTTGATAAATTATGTTTAATCATGTAGAAATTGATCTCCCTAAACTTCAACGGGAGAATATTGGTGGAGTTCGTTTTTATAAAGTTCCTGATAATGGAGACCTTCTAAAGTTGGTCTCCATTACTTCTATTACTAGTCACCATAATCGTCAGATTTTTGCTGATTGGAGAAAGAGAGTCGGTAACGAAGAAGCAGATCGTATTACAAAAAAGGCTACTAGTCGTGGTACGGACATGCACACTCTTGTAGAAAAATATCTCTACAATGAAGAACTCCCACAAGTTCAACCACTGTCTGATATCTTATTCAAACTTGCTAAACCAGAACTGGCAAAGATTGATAATATACATAGTCTTGAAGGATCAATGTATAGCAAGCAGTTAGGTATCGCTGGAACAGTAGATTGTATAGCAGAGTATAACGGCGAACTTGCAATCATTGATTTTAAGACATCCAAAAAACCTAAACCAAGGGACTGGATTGAGCATTATTTTGTTCAGTGTTGTGCTTATGCGTGTATGTTATTTGAATTGACTGGTATCGTCGTTAAAAAATTTGTTATCTTAATGTCTTGTGAAAATGGAGAATGTGTCGTCTATGAAGAATACGATAAAGCAAAGTACATCAAACTACTCGATGAATATATTAGAGAGTTTGTTACTCATCGACTCAAAACATATGAAAAATGAGATTACAAACGAGTTAGAAAAAGCGTTTGAAAAAAAGTTTTTCTGTCCAGCAAAATTCGTTCAAGAGATAGAAAACCTCGTTCAGAAAGAAAAGATGTCGTACATTGATGCGATCATTCATTTTTGTGAGCAGAATTCTATCGAACTTGAATCCGTACCAAAACTTATCACCAAACCATTGAAGGAGAAGTTAAAGTATGAAGCAATGGAGTTAAACTTTTTGAAGCGCACTTCTAGAGCGAAATTGATCTTTTAATTCAAAAATCGGGCGAAAAAAATCCCGGCAAAATTTTGACCTGAGGGGTTTTTCATAATGAATCCATTTGAGTGCTATAAAATGTACCTTTCGTTAAAGAATCACTTCACGAAAGATAAATATGACTTTCACAAATACTGTGGAAAGAGTAGAGCTTCTGTGCAATCGTTTTATAAGAGAAAAGATAGATATTTCTTTGAGAAACTTTCTCGCCAGAAAACAAAAGAAGAAATTATTGACTTTTTTGTATCCAACTTTGTTAGCGTCAGTGATCCTTCCACACTGTGGATTGGGCAGTTAATGAGAGAGGGGGAGAAAAATTACATTGATTGGAAAAAGAGAAATCAATCATTAACGTACAACTTTAAAAGTGAGATGGAAGATATTCTTATAGATAAAGAATTGAATGTTATATTCGAGAGAACACGGGGACATCCAATTATCTTAAAAAAGTATCTTTCTGGTAAAATATCGATAGAGACTCTATCAATTCTTGATAAGATATTTGGATTTGTAAAAGATTTTGATCGAGATATTCGGGATCCCGTATGGGAAGTAGTTAGTAAAAAAATAAAAAAATATTCACCATTTCTAAATATAGACATATTTTCTTACAAAAAATCTCTGAGGGAGATAGTATTATGAGTTTCTTTAATTCGGAAATAGTTCAAGAAGAACTAAAAGATATTTCAAACTTGCAAGAGAAAATCTATGGATCCATGTTTGCCTTTGCTAATATGGAAATGAAAGAAAAAATAGAGCATATTGAACAAATGGAGCTTCTTCTTGAAAAGCAAACAGTTTTATACTCAAGATTATGTCTCTCTGATGATCCTGAAGCAAAAGAGATGAAAAAGCGAATACTTGATTCAGCTGTTATGATGGGTCTAGATCCAAAAGAGGACATGAATATTTTGTTCCGTAATATGGTAAAATTACTAAAAACAATGAGACAAAAAATTGAGGCGGAGCAATGATTTGTGAAGTTTATGATGATATCTTTGATGCAAGGTATTTGCATGAGTTTTTTGACGATTTTGTATCTGTGCAAGGATATAATATTACAAATGTAGCAAATAGAAAAACTCAACCATATGGAAATACAGGATCTCACCGTTTACTTGGAAAACAAATTTTTGCAAGGGGAAATGTTAATGATATTGAAGACATAGATCTTGATGGTTATATCAAATGTATGAGAATGTATAACATGATTGAACGTGTTATAGGAGAGAGTTTATACTTACAAAATATTTCTGTAAATATACAACCATGTGGTATTGATGGAACGGTCCATATTGATTCTCATCATGATGATGAATTTACTATTCTTGTGATGACTAATCCAGAATGGAAAAAGGAATGGGGTCCAGCTTCTTTTCAATTACTAGAAAAATATGAGAATGATGCTCCGGTTATTGAAGAACATGAGTATGTTCCTGGAAAGGTTCTTCTTATTCCTTCAATGCATCCTCATAGAGGCATTGCACCCACAAAACCATATATCTATCGTAGTTCGGTTATCTTCAGAGTCACACCAAACTTTGCTCGGTACTGCCCTTGACGATAAATAAAGAGTGCCCTATAATTTATAGGTGCTCAACAGGCCAAATCTAAACAATCTAACAAATCCTATGTCGTTTTCAAATCTTAAGAAACAATCCTCTCTCGGTTCCCTGACTCAGAAACTGGTCAAAGAAGTCGAGAAGCAAAACAATACAGGCAGTTCTAATACTGATGAACGCCTCTGGAAACCTGAGATGGACAAAACTGGTAACGGTTTTGCAGTCATCCGTTTCCTCCCCGCCCCTGATGGAGAAGATCTTCCTTGGGCAAAGATGTACTCCCATGCCTTCCAAGGTCCTGGTGGTTGGTACATTGAGAACTCCTTGACCACTATTGGTGGTAAGGATCCTGTCTCTGAGCACAATCGTGAGCTGTGGAACAGTGGTAATGATGCCGATAAGGATACTGTCCGCAAGCAGAAGCGTAAACTCTCTTACTATTCCAACATCTATGTTGTGAAGGATCCTGCTAATCCTCATAACGAAGGCAAAGTCTTCCTTTATAAGTTTGGTAAGAAGATCTTTGATAAGGTCATGGAAGCAATGCAACCTGAGTTTGAAGATGAGGAGGCAATCAACCCCTTTGATTTCTGGGGTGGCGCTAACTTCAAACTGAAGTTGAAGAAGGTTGCAGGTTACTGGAACTATGACTCTTCTGAGTTTGCTGCACCTGGTCCTCTCCTTCAGGATGATGATGCAATGGAAGCAATCTGGAAGAAGCAGTATTCGCTCGCAGACCTGGTTGCGTCAGATAAGTTCAAGTCTTATGAAGACCTTGAAAAGCGTATGAATATGGTTCTTGGTAAGAAATCTGCTCGCGAAAATATTCGTGAGCAAGAAGACCGCTATCAATCTTTTAGTGCTCCTACTCCTACTACTGAGGAATCAGTTATGGATGAACTTGAGCAGTCTTATCGTAAAAGCAAGGCTACTCCAATGCCTCAGTCTATGAAGAATGAACTTGACTCTTTGAGTGAAGGTCGTGACTTTAATAGTTCTGATATCACACCTTCTTCTGATGAGGATGATGATCCTATGAGTTACTTCCAAAAACTCGCTGAGGGATGAGATGGACCTATGAAAGGGTGTGTCTCACCCTTCTAGTAATAGCAACATATTATAATATTCTAAGGGGTCATTAAGACCCCTTTTTTTATAGGTTTATTCTAATATCGTCAACCATCTTTAGATACTTACCTTGATATTGTGCAGATCCTGGTTTATATTGTAGTAACTCTTCTAGTTCTCTTTCAAGTTCATCTATGTATTCTTTTCTTAAAATTCTAATTGCTCTACGTTCATTTTGTATCTTTACTTCTTTAATATAGTTTGTTACTGCAAGTGATATATCAACCACGGTTTCATATTGATTAGATCCAATATCAAAATAAGTGAAACTATAATCAGCAGGAATTTTTACTCCTCTTTGTAAAATTATTTCTCCAGAGGCATTCCTTATTTCTTTTGACACATACTCTACTACATCATATAAAGTATCTCCATACTTATCTTCCAAATATCTTTCAAATGACTTATTATCCATAGGCCATTCTGTTTGAACATTGATGATATTATTTGTTAATAAAACAACCCAGTCTAAACTAGGATCATCATAAAACTTAAATGCTACTTGATCGGGTCTTTCGCCGTTTATAACATTATAGAACTGAAAGTTTGCTAACTGTTCAGTTGATATTGACCTTAATTTTATTCTCCTGAATAAGTTCTTTGCCTTAGCATAAGTTCTTATTTCTTTATTTTCTCTATCTAAGTAGAGAAGATCTGGTAGTTGTTTAAAGTAGTTAGACATTAGAATCCCATTCCCTCCTTGTCGTCTTCTATACCTTCATAATCATTTGCAAGTACAGGATCAAGTTCAGCGAAAGTCATTGATAAGTCATAAGCCGTCATACCACCATCTTTATACGTCATATATGATCCGTCTGGACTGTAGTTGACGCCAAAATCTTTTAAAGCACACCTCTTGAATTTATTCATATATGGTTGTTGCGCGAGACTTCCACCAACTGTCGTCATATATGCAATATCAAATACATGAGGAGAAAGTAAAAATAAGTTTGATTCAGTTGCTTCAGGAACCATGGAAACTTTAAAAGTTTTAATAATTTTTTTGATTATTTTATTTTCTGCTGCTGATCTTGGTGTTAGTCTGAATTGAAAACTAAATCCTCTCAGTGTTGGACCCTGAAATAATAACTCTAGATTATTATTTATTGATGCTCCAGCAGTTCTAGCAAGAACCCCACTATTACCACCAATTGCCTGTTGTGTGAAGTATGATGCTATAAATTGCCTCATGTCTTCATTTTGACCCTTTTCATCTCCGAGCAATGTTTGTCCTGCTTGCTGTAAGGATCCCATTCCCTTCGACATACCTTCCAGCAAATTTCCTGATGAAGCAGCACCTTCAATAGTGCTATATGCAACACTAGCCATTGCTGCTGTTAGAGGATTCATTTCACCTTCACCCCAATTACAGGATAGAGTATCTCCGTAACCTCTTTGAATGGGTAGAAATATTGTGCTTATCGTTTTTGATTGTCTTGTAGATGCACTTCCAAATCCGAAAGTTTGTCTAGCTGATTTTAAACCAGATTTAGCATATTCTTTTACTTCTATTTTTATTCTATCTCCCTCCATGTTTATGGGATATGCTAATTGTCTTGCATAACCCTTGCTTGCTCTGCTACCAAGACTGAGACCTTTATTAGCGTCGGTTTGTGCAGTAGGATCTGAACCATAAACTTCATCAGATCCAGACCTCTCCTCACTAATAGTATCGGGTGAATCTGGATTAAAGGGAAGTGTATTATTTAATCCAAATAGAATTTCTGGATTAAATAGATCTTCTTTTAATGCAGACT